TTAAGCTGTTCGGGATAGCTCAAACAGGAATTTTGAGGATTGATATTGAAGAAGTCGTCTTGGGCGCTCATTGATGGCAGTAATATAATTGTCAAGTTCTTCAGAGGTTAGTGGATTAAGTGAGACTCCTTTAGGGACATATTCTCTGAGGAGGCCATTGAAGTTCTCGTTTTTTCCTCTCTCATGTGAAGAATAGGGATGTGCAAAGTAAACTTCAACAGCTTCTAAGTTTGAGAGTAAACTAAACTCAGAACCATTATCCGCTGTGATGGATGCAATAGGATACTGACTGATGAGATGCGTGACAGCACGGTTAATGGTTTGGGACTGCTTGTCTTCTAGCTTAACTCCTAGTGCATAGCGTGTCTGGCGCTCTACCAAAGTCAACATAACAGCTTCACCTTTGGTTTTCTTGCCGAGAACCAAATCAATCTCCCAATGCCCAAATTCAGAACGATCATTAATATATTCTGGACGTTCTTCGATAGATTTACCTAAAGTCTTCTTATTCGTCTTCATGACTTTCTTAGAACGTTTTCTGATACTAACCATCTTAGGCAAATCGATTGGTTTAATAGCTAATACCCCCTCTTTGATATAACGATAAATCGTTTTGGTAGAGGGGACGACTTCTTCAGGATGGTTCACTTTGTAAGTCTGAACAAAACTATCCACACTATGGAGACGAATGTTAGCCGTCAAGGCAGATTCTAATTGTTCAATGAACCTAGCGGAGCAGTCATTCAACTTGAGATAAGAACTCTTTTGACGATTGGTTTCATAGACACGTTGCCCACTATCAGCGAAATAGGCGTTGAAGAAGGTTTGTTTTCCATTCTTATCCTTTACCTGTTCTACTGAACCACGTTTTATTTCTCGGCAGATTGTAGAACGGTGACGACCCAAGAGTCGAGCAATCTCAGCGGGTTTCTTTCCCATTTTAAGATAAGCAGCAATTTCACCCCGTTCTGTGGCTGAAAGATGAGAATAGGATGATTTTCTGGTAGAATTAATGTTGGACATGTTCATCTGCTTTCCATACTGAATTGGGGAATTCTAGTATATCAGACGAACATGTCTTTTTTGTTGCACTTCATTTTACAACGCGGGAATTCTTTCCTTTTCTAATTCTTCACTAACAAAAAATATTGGGTGTTTTAGAAGCCCCTCCTGAACAGACATCAATGCAATAAGAATTCTCCCAAGACGGCCGTTACCATCTAAGAAGGGATGAATTGATTCGAATTGCGCATGAGCAACTGCAATTCTCAATAAAATATCACTATTAAAGTTAATAGATTCTTGAGTCCTTCCGCACTCTAAACTCGAATGATATTCCCCATTTATGAAAAATTCGAGATTTGTCATAAATGCACCAATTTCGTTTGCAGGAATGGGTATATATGAAGCGTTTTCGATATTCTTATCTGGACCAATAAAATTTTGAATCTTCCTAAACTCTCCGCCGTTAGATGTAGTTCCTCTAGCTTCATCAGACATCAAAAGGCGATGGAGATCTTTTATCAACCGTGTAGTTATGACATCGCCTTTTTTTATTTTATGAAAACCAAAATCAATCGCCTTTTTATAATTAAAAACTTCTCATTGCTGCCAATTTTTGGCACCTACTTTAGCAGTCTCCATTATTTCATGGAAAGTTACTTGAGTCCCTTCTATTCTTGTCGATTATACTGACTCATTGTAAGACAATAAACTGAGAATCGAAGAGTTAATAATGGATGATTCTAAAACAGCATCTAACTTCCCCAGAACTTTATTTACTATTGCCAGCTTCTTATAAAGGTTTAAGGCTTGCTTATCCTCTAGCAAGACTGGTAACTTTTTTATTCCCTGTAATGCCATAATCCTACTCCTTAAGATATTTTTTGCGCATTTATATATTTTATCTTGTTTTTATTTCAAAAAACAATATAAAATATATAAATAAAAATAGCCCCCGCAAAAGCGAGGGCCTTTGTTTTATGTTAAGGAGATTTACTTCCTATCTAAAAGTACCAAAGTTAGTCACACGTCGGCCATTTTGTGAGTTACCGACCGCGACATATCGTCTAACACCGGTAACGCTGACATATGTTACCCAAATATAGCCGTCTGAGTCAATCCAACCATCATAGTTAAATTCCATATTTTCGCCATAAGTTGCCACAACTTCTGCATCTAGACGAGGCGCAGAACGGACATTTAAAGCTGCCACACGAACAGTAAAAGTACCTGTTTCAGGGTTAGCTACATAAGTACCATCTGACTGTGCAACCACTGGAGCACTTGGCTCTGTCACTGCTGCTGGCGTACTATCGTAAGGGGGGTAAAACCATCCTAAAATATAGCCAGTGCCATCTTCAAATGGGCGGTCAACATATCGAGCTAGACCACCAATATAAAGGGCGTCCGCATTACCATCAACGTTTTGCTCGATATTGTGCAAAATATAGCCGTCTGACGTCACAATAACTAACCCAGTATGACCATAGCCGTGAGCATAAGTTACCATCACAAAGATAGCCCCAGCTCGTGGATTAACACCAGGAGCATTGTAGACCACTTCCATCCCTTGAGCAGCTGCACTATCTAGTAAATCAATGGCATTTCCCCATAGGGCAACACCAAAATATTTCGTTGTGATCCAGTTTGGCAAATCCACACACTGGGTACCGTAGACACCATCAAGGTCAATAACTTGACCAGTGTCCGCCAATCCTTTTGCAAAGGATAAGACTTCATCTAAAGTCGCCATATTATTGCTCCTTTTTCCATTCGTCATGCATGCGTTTGACTGCCGCTTCAATATACATCTCTAAATCTTCGTTTGATAAATTAACATTATGTTTTGATAGCTCGTTCTGCATGCTTATTTTAGCTTCTGTGAGCTTTTCAATACCCTTGATGTCTTTGTCATAAGCAATCTGCTCAACTGCTTCCACGGCATTGCGAGCCACAATTTCGGCGATTTTGACCGCTTTTTCTCCACCTTTTTTAAGCAGATAATCTTTGACCAACTTGACTACAATACCTGCAAAGATAGTCAAGATTGATAGAGATGACCCTGTGATAATATTAGTGATTTCTTGCATTTTATTTCTCCTTTGTCTCTAATACAGTTAAGCGGATGTCGTGTGCATCGAGTCTCCCCTCGTGCACCTCAATGTCTTTTCGCATCTCAGCACGCTCTTTTGTAGCGGTGTTGAGATTGTAGTTTAGGTCTTTGATGGCATCAGTTAGAGGATTTACTGTATCTGTCAATAATTTGTTATTTTCTGCTTGTAACCGCTCAGCCAATCGGCTGTCTGGCTCGATGACAAGCTTTTTGTAAATCCAAATCATAGCACCACCAATGAGGGCAAGGGCACTAACAGCCCCTGCTAACTCTTTGATCTGACTTAAGATTTCGTGCATCTAACCACCTCTAATCTTCTTTAACGAGGTCCGCATATTTGATAATGGTCACTTTTTCCTCTGATTCGAGCTCCTCTAAGGTCTGCGCCTCGTAGGTAAACGGCTCGTTAACGTGGACAAAGACTAGATTACCTTGCCTGCTTGGTCTTCGTGCTTGTCGTCCACTACAGTAAAGACATCATAGGCTTGGTACTCTCCTTTTTTGACAGGCTCGATAAGCTCTAACATGCCTTTGTAGATGTCAGGCTCTACTCGGCCCCCGCTAGTCAAAACATGGATAGTTTGCAAGTTAATCATCTTCTGCGTGCGCTCTGCGGACACCTTAGCTAGTCCAGCAGCTGCTTGAGCTGTTTTAGCAGTCTTGGCAGCTTCTTGGGATACTTTTTCCAAGTCGTCCACTTTTTGGACAGCTTCGCCCATGGCGATTTCGACATACTCTGATTTTTCAAACTCTTCCAAGGCAGCTTTGATAATCTCTGTATCGTTAGTTGATGTTAAATCTTGCTTAATCAGTTGCGGGATAACGGCGCCGTCTTCTGCAGCGATAATGACGTGTGTGCTTGCGACTGCTCCTGCGCCGTTATATTGTGGGTATTTTCCTGTGACTTTCCAATTTCTCATCTTTATTCTCCTTTGCTTTCTTCAAATTGTTCCAAAATGTTATCGACAATCAAAATTTCCTGAGCCGTAAATTCATCTTCAGATTCAGCCAAGTATTCCAAAAAGTCAATAAATCGCTTAGAATACTCGTGGCCTTTGATAGTAATGTCCTCATCACCAAGTTCAGACAATAAGTCATTGAGCTCATCAATCTTAGTCGAATCTGCTAGTTTGATGTTTTTGTGCTCATCGATGACAAACTTGCCATCTTTATCCTTGGCCGCATACAGATCAATAAGGTCAGCCTCATCCTTGGCGTACTCTTTGATTTTATCAACGACTTTGGCCAGTAACTTAGCACGGCCACGATTGGCACACATATTAGTGACCTTGATTTTATCAAGTACGGCATACATTGTGTTTAAATCTTTATTTTTTAATGTTAAATCCATTAGTATCTCCTATTTCCAACTGCCGTAAAAACTACGACTATAGTTACCGTTATTGTTTAGATTGTTAAAATTATCAAAAATTTTATTAAATATATCAGCTAAATTGACATCCGTACCAGCAAAATCACTAAATTTAATAATTAGCGACCCACCTTGATCAAAACCGTGTGACATAATAATCCTATCTCCGTAAAGCTCAAGTTGGTCATTACTGTCATTTGATCTAAATACTCGCATACCAGCAAAACGTACCGTGTCCTGTGATTTTATGCCCTCATAATTTGACGTCACTCCAAGACCGATAAAGGCTCCTCCGTGTACATCGTCATTAAAGTGTAAAAATGCGGTACTCTCACCTCTTTTACGCACAATCGCATTGTATTTTGTATTAAAAGTTATCGTGGCATTGCTGTTAAAGTCAATCTTTGCTGCGTTTAGGTCTATAAGCATTGCACTATTACGAGCCTTAATAACCTTACCCTCAAGCATGTCAACAATCGCATAGCCAATCTTTGCCTTGATAAAGTTAGCGTCTAAACCAACGATACTGCTAACGTTTAGATTAATAATACGAGCCTTAGAGGCATCTAAAGTACCTGCGATAATCTGGTCAGCTCGTATCTTGATAGCTTCGGCAATCTTTGTGGTAAAGGTGCCATTAACAGTGGTATTGCCATCAAGAGCGATGTTTTTACCTGTAATGACTGCGCCATAAGCGTTGAGGTTAATCGCTGAGATTATCTCACTACCAGACATTTTACTTTGCGGGATTTTGTCTTTAATCGCAAACATGATACTGTCACCAGATAGTTGCAGCATAGATTGGATTTTTTCCAGGGATACGCTGGCATTAATTAAGCTTTTAAGCTGTGTAAAGTTAGAGGAGATAGTCTCATCGTGACTAGATATCCTGCGCTCATAGCCTGCCACTGTTTCTGCCAGACTATTGTAATTGCCTTCAGCGTCACGTAATCGTCTGGCATTGCTCTCAACCGTTGATTG